CTTTCATCGCAAAAACCTCTCCTGACTCGGTAACTATCCTACACTTAGCTTTCTCCCTTTGGAGAAACAACCAAAGATGTGAGATAGTATCGCGAAGCGCTTGTCGAGTGTTCATGAGGCTAAAGTATTCATCGCACCTTCGTCTGTAAGTACTAATAGAACTATACTCATGAGTTCGTTTTACCTGACGATAGTTCAGACCAGGGCTCGGATCAGTTAAGTGCCTCAAATCTTCTTCAACTTCCTTCAATTCCAGTTCCAAGTCTGTTATTTGTTGTTCTATTGCTTGTATATATTTCGCTGGCCATTCTTGACTTGTCCAGGCCCGACCAAAAGCCCAGAAAGTTTCGTCTAGGTTAATATCTGCCTCCCATCCTTTTCCCTCTTCACGTTTAGACTCCGTGTTAGGTACTTCAGGGAGCGACCGTCTGCCTTCTCGTACGGAATTTGATTGAGAACATAAACTTTCACGAATAGTTTCAAATGTGGGAAAATCGAAAGAAGCATCGGGAAACACATTTTCGAGCTTCTTCACTAACTCTTCCCTAAAACTGTTAAATGAAATTTCGTCATGAAAGTGGAAAAAAGATTCCCACAATACTGACGTCACGATACCTTCATATTGCGTAATATCATTCACAGATTTCGAAGGCAAGATCCACTGCAACGTCTTGTAGAGAGAATCTAAATCGAGGGGAGCAACAATCCTGTCCAATATGGGATGATATTTAAATTTTCTCTTCAAAAAAGACATATCATCTACAGTGACAAAGGGTTGTTCAACCTCACCCTTGGTGGCAGAGGTGAAAGTCAAGTCAGTGTACATTTCACACCATTTGGAATAAGACAAAGCATTGAATTCCTTAAAACGAGGCTTTACCGCTGCAATCACGTCATCTCCATAAGTACGGGGTAAAACGTTCTGGAAGAAATCCTCATCGCCTATGCCAGTGTACCATATGTATACCATAATTAGCAATCCTCGTAGGGAATTGTCTTCTGCTGTAGCGTACTTCCCTGATGGCTGGAGACCGGCTATCTTGAGAATCTCCCCGAGAAAATCAACAATAGGAAATAAGGAGTCTGAAAGAATGCCTTCAACAATAAGAAGGGGACTATCAGGATAACCTAAAGCCTTAAGAATGCATACAATGATATAGTTTACTCCATGCCCAATTTCAAAAGGCATAGACTGATCATAACCACCATAATCTCCCTCTAAGATATTCTCAGAAAATTCTTTCATGTGATTATAAAGACGATCTGCATCTTTGTGCATATTGATTCCAATTGTGGTATAAAAAGATTCGCTAAACTCTACCATCAAAGTATAGAAGGGTGCCAAAAACATTCTCTGAACAATAAGGAATGCAAAAGGAGTAGAAAAGAAAATTCTCGTCTTTCCCTTCAAAACCTTTTCAATATCTCGTGGCTCATCTTTAAGCAATGCTTTAAAAACAGGGCTGTATGATTCTCCTCTCTCATAATGGTGGATAATAGAAATAATTTCTTTTGTCAATTCTTGTTTTGGCAAGTCGGTGACATCGCTCATGTTATCACCAAAATACCGATCCAAGTATTCACTCTTTTTCCCAGGAGTGC